GCCTTGCCTGATTCTACCTTGCCATCTCCATCATAGTCTTTCTTTGCTTTCTTAGTCTCCTCATTTGCCCCAACAAGTACCGTATTTCTTATCTGAGCACCATACTTAGGTTTCAAACCAGCAGTATTGGTTGGTGGTTCTCCACCAGTTGAACTTGCCTTTGGATCTTTCTTTCCTGTCTCGTCAGTTACACCTAGTTCAGGTATAATAGGTAGTCCAGTTGACTTATCAAATTCTATTGCAGGAAGTGATCCGTTTACAGATGTAAATGATGCACCTGTTCCACCACCTTGCTTCTGACCAGTAGGAATCTCTTCCTCTTTGATAGTACTGTCCTGAAATGTATCGCCTCCCATCCAACGACCATATGATTCCATCAGTCCTGATGAAAATGCATCGTTAGCAGTAACAGTATTTACGGTTCTCTGTTTATCCATGTTATATTTTTGACAGTCCTCTAAGGTTTATTTATATCTCTAATATCTTTTACCCATGCACGAAACATCTCTCCACCCTCTGTAACACAGATAACATAGTTCACACCTGACCTATGGATGGTTCCTTTCTGTCCTGTAAGGGCATTCATTACTAAATCACCTTCAAGAAACACTTCCTTCTTGCGATAGTTTTGTCGTAATGCTTGCTCACGTAGTTTCTTAAAGTCTTTCATTCAACACTTCCACTTCCTAAGTGCCAATGCCTTACGAGTTGGTTTACCATCTTTTTTCATTGGTCCTTTTACACCACTCATTCTAGCACAGAATGATTTCTTTCTCGGACCACCTTCAGGTTGTGGTCTTTTTAAATCACTGCCAGGATTCTCACGCTCATAAGACTTACGACCCTTCTCATTCAGTCCACCAGTCTTATTCTTTCCTTCTTTCCTCTGCCAAGCAGCTTCTACATTAAGGGTCTTAGGATAATCCTTATCACCTTTACTTGCTTTGGGTTCACCACGCTTTCTTTTAGCATGGATGTTGTCCCATAGTCCTTTCTTCTTAGCTTCAGATATAAATTCAGAGTATGTTTTCATTTAAAATTCGCTGGTAAATTTGCTGCTATCTCTAACATCATATCATTACATTCTTTATCATTCAATGTTTTAGGAATACCAGCACGAAATGCCTTAAAATCACCAGCAAATGCTGCTCTCCTCATTTTAGTACCAGACACTGCAAAGGTATCACCATCTGCATCTCTAGAACCTGAAGATATGATCTCCAAAACACGAAATGAAAAATCTTTATCATTGCCATTATATTTATGAAGAAACTGCATCGCAGAAACCCTATCAGATCCTACTAAAAACACTGCTTCATCATACCCACCCATCATTAAGTCTTGCATAATAGAAACAGGTTCCCTAGGACCACTATGAAATTTACCTTTATGTTCAGGGAACATCTTAGTTATCCAATACAACTTTCTATCAGGTGGAAGTGGGTTCTTACCCTTCTTATCTACAGTCTGTGAAATGTAAATACGATAGTCTTCACCACCAGCAGTACGTTTGACACCAGCAAAGTTGTCTTTATGTCCTGTGGTGGGTGGTTGAAACCTACCAAATGTAAAATAGCATCGTTTACCCTTTAACGCCATTGCTTTGCCAAAGTAAAGTTGATGTAGGAGAACTCCAAACGGTTAACAAACTTAATCATATCACCATTCCTATGTAGGACGTAACCCTCTGGTCCAGTTATCTTATACCCTTTATCTGTCTGAGCGAATGTTTTAAAAGTTTCAAGATGATCTAGTTTATCAATAACCATCTGCTTGACTGTCTGCAACTCTTTATATAATCCAAGCATAGACTTAAATTTACCTTGATTATCCCTAAGATAATTCTGACTGTTATGTACTAACTTACTCTTCTGTGCCTTAGTTGATGCTGTTTTAATCTTATCAAGCATTGCTGTAGTCTTATCATAGTAAAAATTATAAAGGTTTTCAAATGCTGTATCAGCATTATTAATACTACGTGCTGCTTTGATTTCAGCATTGAAAAATGGTTTTAAATATGACGCAACATGCCACTTCTCATCACCTGTCTTACCTGTATTACTAACTAACTCATCAAGAAAATAACCACATGCACCACACATACTCTCTATAGTTTTTACATGCCCATCAAACTTAACTTCTTCTTGATGATTTAATCCAACCTTATGCATTGGTGTATCATTATCAATAGCAAATACATCCTTACTAGAAGAAACCTTTGCTCCAGCAACTGCTTGCATACTTAAAAAATCTTGACCAGTATAGTGTGTATGAAATACCACTCCAACCTGTGCTGCTGCTACTTTCTTACCTACCTCATGGTCTGTTGGTATAGCATAGGTTATAGTATTAGGTCTAAATGTATGTAATTTTTCACCATGTATAGTTTCTGTAGTAACATCACCAGGAGTAAAAACAAGATCACCTTGAACTATCCCTTTGATATCAAGATCTTTAAAATACTTCAAACAAAATTTTAACTTCTTAGGTAACTCACCTCCATCAGGATAGTACTTATCAATATCAAATTCTCTATAACATATCTTAGGTTGTTGAGCAAAGACACTCTTAGTTCCTACAAAGAATAAACCTACATTAGGATCTATACCACACACTACAGCAGGAGCTCCATCCCATTTAGTCTGCATAAATCCTGTACTGTTATCACATCCAAGCATCCTCCTTAGTTCCTGTAGAAAACCAACAGCAGCCTTACATCCCTCAACTCCGTAGTTGAGCATCTCATCCTCAAGATGTTCTAAGTGTTTTAGTTGAGTTACGTTTGCCATCAGTTTATCATCTTAAGAGCTTTACTAGACACACCACTAAATGTATCATCAGTAGCTTCCCAAAAGAAACTCTCTTTAGTCTCACCATTAAACTTATATCCTGCTTGTAAGTGAGTTGGATATATTCTCTTAGGATCTGCTGTTGTTTTTTTATTAGAAGTATTTCTAATATTAAATTGTAAATTTAAAGTTTTTGTTTTCATAACAATATTAACACGTTTAGCACCATCACCACTAGTACCACCATACTCTATAGTAATACCACCCTTATTTGGAATACAAGATTGGTTAAGAAATTTCTCAGTCATTTTCATATGAAATATCTTACCTTTATCTAAATGAACATAATGAAATCCATATCCCAAAGACCCCTTTATCAATGCTGTAAGAAGATCATGGTCAAAATTATCTCCAGGTTTTGAAGTTTCACTATACGCACCACCTTCATTAGCTTCATTAAAAACCTTACAGAATTTATCCTCGTCTAAACCAAATGTATTAAGTAATGCTTGCCCATCTGTTAACTTAATATTACTTGCTTGGATATCCTCAATAGGAAAATAATTCTTCCTTACTCCTAAATTAACTAAAGCAGTAGTTCCACTTGTCTTAGCAGAAATATAAGTCTTCCCTGTCTTATCCCCTTCAACTGTTACATCACTTATTTTTTCTCCAATATCATACCCTGCTCCACCACCTGCATCTCCAACATACCATGTTCCATTCTTAAGTTTAAGTGGTCTCTTAGTATCTACACCACCCATAACTGTAGCTCTTAGAGTTCTGTTATTAAACCAACCATAATCATCATTGACTAATGCAATTTGTCTTATCATATTCTGAATGGCATTAGACTTACTTAAATAAGTGTCACCTTCTTCAAACCATTTGTTAATATCTCTCGCTAATACAACCTCAAACTTATTACCTTGGTTAGCTGATCCTCTATTACCTCTACTACCGTTACCAAAATCAACTTTTAAATTCTTTAGTCCAGCAACTTTCTCAAACGTGTCTATGCTTAAACCATATTGTTTCTCAAAAACTCTAGCAATTAAAACTCTTTTCTTTCCTGCTGATGATTGCTCAAATGCTAATGGAGACTCTTCTTTAGGATAATTTTCACTAAGATGACCCCACAAAGTCATTACCTCTGCCTTAACATCATTAGACATATTACAGGTCTCAGCAATTTGACCACATGTTTTTTTATCAGTTGGTATTTTATCCCAAGCCATTAAAAAGAGGGTAGTTACCCTCTATTTATTATTCAAATGTTATAAGTTTTGAATACTTCTCATA